CTCGAATCAAGGAACCCATAGGAGATTATTATGGCAATTACTCAAGCTGTATGCAACAGTTTTAAAGTGGAGATCCTGAAAGGCCTACACAACTTTACGGCAACGACAGGGAACGCTTTTAAATTGGCGCTATACGACAACGAAGCAACATTAAGTAAATCAACAACTGCATGGTCAGGAACTGATGAAGTGGCAAACTCAGGCACTTATTCTGAAGGTGGTGGTGCGTTAACATCTGTTACGCCAGCATTATCTACAGACACTGCTGTTTGTGATTTTGCGGATATTTCATTTACAAGTGCAACTATTTCAGCACAAGCTGCTGTTATTTATAATAGTTCAACTGTATCTGGCTTAACAACCAATGCATCCGTTTGTGTATTAGATTTCGGCGCTGTTAAATCTTCAACTTCAGGAACATTTACAATTACGTTTCCTGCTGCTGAAGCAACTGCTGCAATTCTAAGAATCGCATAGGAGATAAAACATGGCCTCTATCCAAGGATGGGGCCGAGAAACTTGGAACAGTGGTGCGTGGAACCAACAGGCACCTGTTTCTGTTACAGGTAATGGCCTCACGTCATCTCTGGGAACTGAGACAGTTGCGACTGATCAGAACATATCTGTAACTGGTATTGGTTTAACATCAACTGATGGAACTCTTACTGCTGTTGGTATTGCTGAAGTAAATCCTTCAGGGAACTCCCTTACATTTAGTATTGGAACTGAGACAGTAGCAACAGATCAGAACATATCCGTCACTGGTAATTCTCTTACTTCTTCTGTTGGAGATGATTCACAGTCAGTAACGTCTACAACTGGTTGGAACCGTGATACAGATGTAAACACAGGTGCCTCTATTGGATGGGGTGATCAACAATGGAATGCTGTAGGTGGTTCATTTGCTCTTACAGGTCAAGCACTTAGTGTCTCTTTAGGTACAGAAACAGTAGCAACAGATCAAAATATATCTGTTACAGGTAATGCAACAACTTCATCAATAGGAACTTTCTCTATAACAGGTGATTCACAGGTAACTGTTGTTGCAGCTAGTGAACCTGAAATGGATATATCAGTAGGACAAGCACAAGCTGATCCAGAATTCGTTGTATTCCCATCAGGTAATGCAATGACCTCAGCGGTGGGAACTGTTGGCACATCAGTATTTGTTACTGGTGTTAATATGACCTCTTCTTTAGGAGATGAAACGCAAGAAACTATCTATGAAGCACCTAGTGTATCAGCCACGGTATCTTTTGGAGTATTAAATATTCGTACAGATGTTAGCTTTACACCAACTGGCGTTTCTGTTACAAGTAGCACAGGAACTCTACAAGGTACTTTTTGGAACCAAGTAGATGATTCTAACTCAGCAATAAGTTGGACGGAAGTCCATAAAGCTGCATAAAAGTTTTGACAAACTTTATTTTAACTAATAATAATTATATAGGAGATAAATAAAATGAGTTCGACATATTCAACAAGTTTAAGGATAGAGCTTCAAGCTTCAGGAGCAAATTCTGGTACTTGGGGAACTATTACAAACAACAACTTTTCTCAGTCTTTAGAATTTTCCATAGCTGGTGTAGTTAATGTTGCGTGTGGCGATGCTGCTGTAACAACACTTACAAACGCTGATGGTCCACAATCACAAGCAAATAACCAAGCAAGAAATGCTCACATAAGATTAACGGGTGCACATGGTGCAGTAAGAATAGCTCAATTCCCAGCTACACAAAAAGTTTATTTAATTACAAACGCAACGACTGATTCAGGATCTTCTGGTCCTTATGCAATGACTTGCAGATTAGGTGCTTCAGGTAACACACTTTCAATAGCTAACGGCACAACTCGTCTTGTTTCAACAGACGGCACAAACTGGTATGATGTTTTTTCTTTGGCAGGATCAATAGACCTTCAAGGTCAAGAATTAATACTAGACGCTGATGCAGATACATCTATAACTGCTGACACCGATGACCAAATTGATTTAAAAATTGGTAATACTGACGTTGCAAATTTAACAAATTCATCAAGTGATTTTGTAATTACTTCAGCTGTACAAGATAAAGATATTTTATTTAAAGGTGATGATGGCGGAGGTGCTATTACAGCATTACAATTAGATATGTCCGATGCAGGTAAAGCTGTATTTAATGCAGGAGCTACATTTGGTGATGTCGTAGATGCAGACTCAGGTGTTACTATTGACAATATTACAATTGATGGAACAGAAATAGATTTATCATCCGGTGATTTAACTTTAGATGTTGCGGGCGATATAATCTTAGATGCAGCTGGCAATGATGTAATTTTCTCATCTGGTGGAACAGCTATTGGTCATATTACTAATAGTTCAAGTGATTTAGTTATTGAATCAAAAGTTTCTGACAAAGACATGATTTTTAAAGGTAATGATGGTGGCTCTGGTGTTACAGCACTAACTCTTGATATGTCAGGTGCTGGTGCGGCTACTTTCAATAATGATGTTACTGCTTTCTCTGATAAAAGATTAAAAACAGACATAAAAAATATTGATGATGCTTTATCTAAGGTAATAAAAATGCAAGGTGTTTACTATAAAAGAAATGATATACAAGATGCTAAAGAACAAATTGGAGTATTAGCTCAAGACATGGAAGAGATTTTACCACAAGTTGTTATAACTGCGGATGATGATATTAAAACAAAATCAGTTGATTATGGAAAACTAACTTCTGTTTTAATTGAATCAATAAAACAACTTAAAACGGAAATTGATGAACTAAAGAATAGGAGTTAAAAATGACCTTACCTACAGGTGCTATATCCTTATCCCAAGTTAATACAGAATTAGACATTTCCCCTTCTTCTACTACCATTAATATGGGTGCTACGGCTGTAAGAACGTTGGCCGATCAACCTTCTGGCGATATTGCAATGGCAGATTTACAAGGAAAATCAAATGCACAATTTATTCAAGCTACTGGCGGAAGTATTGCTACACAAGGAGATTATAAAGTTCACACTTTTACTTCAGATGCTACTTTTACAGTACAAGGCGCAGGTAATGCTGCGGGATCAAACACAGTAGAATATTTAGTTGTTGCTGGAGGCGGCTCTGGTGGCTCTGGATATGGTGGCGGTGGTGGCGCTGGAGGATTTAGAGTAAACTATCCTTCTCCTGCTACTGGTGGTCTTCCTGTTTCTGCTCAAGGTTATCCTATAACAGTAGGTGGTGGTGCTGCTGGCGCTCCAAGTGCTAGATATACAACAAAAGGTCAAGATGGTTCAAATTCAGTTTTTTCTTCTATTACCTCTGAAGGTGGTGGTGGAGGTGGTGCTTTAGAACCTCAATATGGTGGTGCTCAAGGATTAAGTGGTGGCTCTGGCGGTGGTGCTGGTGCTGCAAACAGTTCTCCGAGTACAGCTGATGGTGCTGGAAATACTCCTCCTGTATCTCCCCCTCAAGGTAATCCTGGCGGTCACGCTGTATCAGCGGGTGGAACACAAATGGGTGGTGGCGGTGGCGGTGCTAGTCAAGCTGGCGGTCATGGAACTTCTGGTGGCCCTGCAGGTGTTGGTGGTAATGGAACAGCAACTTCTATACCAGGTTCTCCTGTGACATACGCAGGCGGCGGCGGTGGTGGTTTTTTTAGACCAGGCCCAGGCGGAAAACCTGAAGCTCCTGGCGGTGACGGAGGAGGCGGTGACGGTGGAAGTCAACCAGTCGCTGGACAAGCTGGAAGTGCTAATACTGGCGGTGGAAGTGGTGCTGCTGGAGGTTTAAGAAATGGTGGCTCTGGCGGCGGTTCAGGGCTAGTAGTAGTAAGGTATAAGTTTCAATAATGGCACACTTTGCAAAATTAAATGATTCTAATGTAGTTCTCAGCGTTTCAGTTGTTGCTGACGCAGATACAACAAATGATTCTAATGTTGAAGATGAAGCAACTGGAGTTGCTTTTTTAACAGATGTGCATGGATGGACAAATTGGAAAAAATGTTCACGAAGCACACATGCAGGGGTAAAGTATGACGTTGATAGCGATGGTAATTTTACAAATGCAGCAAGTGACCAATCAAAAGCATATAGAAAAAATTTTCCTGGTATAGGTTGGATATATGATTCAGGAAAAGACGCTTTTGTAGAACCTCAACCTTTTTCATCATGGACATTAAATAACACAACTTGCTTGTATGATCCCCCCGTGGCTTTCCCATCAGTAACATTAAAAGGTGATTTGCCTTATGTTATACAATGGGATGAAACTAATACAAGATGGTTAAGTGTTGATCCAGATGATAACAGCACTCAAGTTAAATGGGATGCTAGTAATTCTTCGTGGATAAACATTTAAATTTTTCTACATACAAATTATTTGATAAGAAAGTTCTTTCAGAGGAATTTGTAATTGTTCATCAACTTTCAAAAAAACTTTTAATAGACAATGATATGATGTGTAATCATGTTAAAAAAAGTAAAAAACAAAATCTAAGAGTTAGACCTGAACATTGGTACTCTGATAATAATTATTACAAATTAGATGCTTTACAACACATAACTTGGTTGGTTGACTATATAAGAGATAACTATCGTTATGAATGTGAGCAACCTATAAAGATAAATTCTTTGTATGGTATTTATTTAAATCATAATGAAAGTATTGGATCACATCATCATATTAATGATTGGGATTATGAAGAGTCTCCTGACATGTCTTTAGTTTTTTGTTTAGATCCCGGAGATAAACCATGTGAAATAATATTTGAACATGAATATGGAAGACATAAAAAAAGAAGATACGCAGTTACTTTTAAAAAAGGAAGATTTGTTATGTTTCCTTCTTACTTACGTCATAGCATTACACAAAATAAAAATAAAAAACCTTTTGTTGGTTTATCTATGCGTTGGCAAAATGCTTATCCTGGAGAATAATTAAAAGTAATTAAAATTAACATTAAATCTACCTTGTGCATTTGTGCAAGAAGTTGATGAATGTAGAGAACCACCATTAAAAACCAAAACTCTGTTTGCAATGCTTTCAATTTTTGTTCCGTCTTCTAACACCGTATAACCATCACAAGTGTTAATATAAAATAGTGCACCGTTGTGATCAAAAGGGTAGTCTGTATGAGCAGCATGTATTTTCATTTCTTCTGTTCGTGGATAAAAATTAACTTTAATTCTTAATAAAGAAGAAACACTAAGCTTCTCTACTATTGGCATAAAATTTTCTAAATAAACACTTTGTCTCCCCCCTTTTACTAAATTATCTCTGTCGTTTTTATATGCAAGGTGCGTAAAATAATAATCATATTTATGCTTTTCATAATCGTCTCCTTGTTCATAATTTAAAATAGCATTATAAAAAAAAGGTAGTTCGGGAGACATTACTAATTCTTGAATCATCAAAAAAGTTTTTTGATCTAAAAAATTGTCAAATATTTTGTATTGCGTTTTCTTCTTCATGATAAATTTAGGTTTATGTTTATTCTTATTTTTTTATCTGTCTGTGGAATAACAGCATGGTATAATTTACCATCAAAAATAAGCATTTGGTTTGCCACTGAGGGTACTCTTTTACCTTCTCTAAATACAGTTACTCCGTTATTAGAATTTAAATAATACAAAGCAACGGTATGTTCTTCTTCTATATCTCTGTGCATATTACTCATAATTGCCTCATGTTTTCTTGTGTATAAATTTATTCTTGCTCTTAGTAGATTGTTAAAATTTAATTTACCTAATAAAGGCATTACTAACATATTAAAATACTTACTTATTATTTCTCCTCCTGTATGATTAAAATTGTGTGGATTACCATAGAGGTTATGAAAAAATAAAAAATCATCTTCAGCTTTATTATCTGTATTAGTTAATAAAAAATTATTTCCATCAATATAATAATATGGAAAATCATTTGACATTAACAAATCAACAAACTGTTGGTGTATTTCATTAGGTAAAAAATTATCAATTACTTTCATGATAAATTTAAATTAATATTAACCCTTACTTTTTCATCTGTTTGTGGAATAACAGCATGGTCCATATGACCATCAAAAATAAGCATTTGATTTGCAACTGAAGGAACTTTTTCGCCTGTTTTAAAAACAGTTTCACCATTGTTTGAATTTAAATAATATAATGCAACTGTATGTTTATCTTCTAAATCTCTATGAAAATTACTTATTATTGGGTTCTTGGCTCTTGTTAATAAATTTACTCTTGCTCTTAATAAATTATTAAAAGTAAGAGGAAGTCTTCCTAATATAGGCATGATTAAACGATTAAAATATCTACTAACAATCTCTCCCCCTGAATGATCAAAATTGTGTGGATTGCCGTAAAGATTATGAAGAAAGTGAAAATCATCCTCAGTTCCGTCTGTGTGAGATAAACCATCTATGTAAAAATATGGAAAATCATTTGACATTAACAAATCAACAAACTGTTGATGTATTTCATCAGGTAAAAAATTATTAATTACTTTCATAAAATATTTAAATTAATGTTTACTCTTAACTTCGTATCTGTTTGAGGTATTACTGCATGATCTAATTTACCATCAAAAATAATCATTTGATTTGCAACCGAAGGAAGTTTTTCTCCTGTTTTAAATACAGTTACTCCGTTATTAGAATTTATATTGTATAAAGCAACAGTATGTCTTTCCTCTAAATCTTGATGAAAATCACTAATTACCCCTTCGTGTTTTCTTGTATACAAATTTACTCTTGCTCTTAATAAATTGTTAAAATTTAATCTACCTAATAATGGCATTGCTATCATATTAAAATATCTACTAACAATCTCTCCACCAGAATGATTAAAATTATGTGGATTGCCGTAAAGATTGTGAAAAAATATAAAATCATCTTCCGTTCCATTTATGTTAGCTACACCGTCAATAAAATAATATGGAAAATCGTTTGACATTAATAAATCAACGAATTGTTGATGTATGTCATTTGGTAAAAAATTATCAATTACTTTCATATTAAAGCCCTTTCACTATTACCTGTTTTTATAAAAATTTTATTGTTCGTATATTCTTCTGAAAATAAACAATTTGTTAAAACACAATACATATTTTGATTTGTTTCATTATGTAATTCAGCTTCTTCTAAAATTTTTAAAGCCCCTTCTTTTAAACCAATTGCTTTTTTTATTATAAATAAAACATTTCCTGGTGTTAAAGTAATTTTTGTTTTTTTATTTATTTTTAAAAAAGTTTGTTTATCATAAAAAACTTCTACCCCAGGGTGATTAGACTTTTCATATTTTCTTGATTTTAAAAAATTAAATTTTTCTTGTAAATTATCCATTATTTTTAAAGTCTCCTGGTAGACCTAAAAAAGGTCTATTATCATAAATGTTTTTTTGTTCAAAATCACCTTCAGTATTATTATAATGTAAAAAAACTTGACAACAATCTTGACCTTTAAAAGTTTCTCTCCAATGTTCTAAATCACATCCACTATAAGCTAACATATCTCCTTGTTTAAGAATAACCTTTTTACCTTTATTACCAAATTCTCCAGTAGGATCTAAATATATAGGCCATTCATCTCCGCCTAAATTAAGAGTGCATGATATTTCACACGATGGTCTATCTTTATGTCGATGTAAAATATCACCATATTTATATATTCGAGCATAACTATAAGTAGGAATAAGATTAAGTTTTGTTGTTTGTATCATTTTTGGAAGAACTCTTTCTAATAAAGTTTCCATAACTAAATCAGCATAGTGAGAGTATGTGTTTGGTATTTGTTCATCGGCCCACGTTCCCCAAGTAGGATCAAAACGTGAAATATATTTTGAATTAAATAAATAATCTGCAACTTTTCTTTTGTTTAAAAAATAAGCATAACAAAAACTAGTTAATTCTTTAGTAATTGCTTTTTTAACTATTTCATATTTATTTTTTTGAAAACTCATTTTATCTCCTTAAAATTGTTATATAAATTTTTTCCCTGTATTCCAACAAACTAATGAGCATCTTGTTCCCTCAGTAACAGGAGTAACTCTGTGCCAAACAAAAGAAGGAAAAAATATCATTGTGCCTCTTTTACGAAGTTCAATAGTAATAATTTTTGATTTTTCAGGATGTGGAATGCATATTTCAAAATCACCGCCTTTATAATTTTCTCTGTCTACCAAAATTAAAGTAGCAGAAATTTTTCTCATAGGTAGATTATCAAGAACGTCTGCACCAGAATCTGTGTGCCAATGATAAAATTGTTTCTTTGAACCTTCATACTTTGTAAATTGACATGACTCTGTATTATCCCATTGAAAATTCCAACCTGCTTGTGCATTAGCTTCATGAACTAATGGTTGTATTTCTCTATATAACCATTTTTCAGTTAACCAAACAACGTTCGATTTTCTTGTTTTTTCTAATTCTTCTTTTTGTTTTTCATCAGCACCTGCAATAGTGGCTACTTTTTCTTTTAAGTTTTTTCCATATTCAAGAATATAATTACAAAATCTGTCTGGAACAGCATTTTCTATAATGAAATAATTATTAACTAATTGCATTCTTTTTCTGCCTCTTTCATAGCATGAATTCGCTGTCAAGAAAACAATTTTAAAAAGATTGCTTGATATATTCTGTACACATGTTTAAATTAGATCTCACCCAAAATTAAAAAATCAGGAGAAATTATGGAAAATCAAGAAGTATTGAAGGCTATAGCTACCCTTGTAGATAAGGTGAGCAGATATCATGAACGTTTATTACAATTAGAAAGAGAGAAAGAAAGATTAAGTGATGCTTTTGCAAGACATCTTCAAGGATGTGCTTGTCATAATACTTCAGATGAACAAGTTATGTTAAACGGCAATTCTTCAGAAATTGATTGTGAAGCTTGTAGTGCTTAATTATTCAGGTGTTTCACCTAGCATATCTTCTAAAGAAGGAGCAAATACTTTTACATCTCTTCTAATCTTTTCAGCAGTTGTAGATGTCCCTGGATTATCAACATCAGCTTGAGCTGCATTTTCTGATTCATATTCAACACCTGTATCAACGTGAGTAATCGTTGTTTCAGTTTTTACTTTATAGTGAGGAATTCTTCTTCCATCACTTGTTGTAATGTGTCCTAGTAATTCAGCGGGTTCAACTATCGGCATCTTTGTCTCTCCAATTTATGTTAAAACTAATAATAACTCTATCTTTATCAGAATTATTTGTTTGTACTTCATGTTGTAACCATGAAGGAAAAAAAATCAAGGAATTTTCAACAGGTTCCCATTGTACGCTATGAGCGAGGTGTATAGAAGCTTTATCTGTTTTTGGGGGTGATAGTACCTCTGACTGTGGTTTAGGCTCTAGAAACACAATACTGCCACTTTTTTTAGGTGCCTTTAAATAAAATACACCAGATAGATAGTTATAGGGATGAGTATGAACATTATTTCTAGATCTTGGTGGATTTATCATGCCCCACATTCCAGTCACTTCAGGAACATAATTATCTTTTACATCCATGTGATTAAAACAATCTTTAGCGTATTTAAGAATATCATTAACTAAAGGTTTAAATTTTTTTATTTCATGTATTTCATCATTACTATGCCATCCGCCTATATTTGATCGAGGCATTCCTTTTTGATCTTTTTCTTTTAATTGGTATATAGCATCGCTAAGATGTTCATAATCTTTAAGTTGAAGAGAAAAAACTGGAGTTATAAATAAAGAATGAAGATTAATCAAAGTTGTCCTTTCGTAATCTCCATATAACTTGCAGTAATATGTACTTGATTAGCTGCATTTGCTTGGACTTTCATAACATCACTTTCTTGTAAAACTAATGGTTGTTCTAATAATTCTGTTGTTGTTTTTGTAGCAACACTTTTTTCTTTAAATACTTCAAACGTCGCTGATGATCTCAAGACTTCTATATCAAGAAGAGTGGTATTAGCTGAATCATTACAAACCAAAATAGATTTCACTAATGCTGTAGTAGGGGGCACGGAAGGAGAAGCACCAGGATCAGCTGTTGGCACGGTAATTAAAATTGTTAGGTCTGTCGTGGTGACATCCAACATTGCGCTTTTAAATACATTAGCCAAAGAAAAAAGCCTCCGCCTCCGCCTCTGATTTTAATTCGCTTTGATAGTTTGTGTTAAGCAAAAAAATAATTTGATCTAACAAATTTATCATTTGGTCAAACTGAGTAGCACTATACTCTGATGTTGCGTTTGGTAATCTTGTTATTGTAATTTTAGCCATTATCTTCTTCCGTCTTGTCTAAGTTGTAACTTTGTTGATCCAAGTCTCCAAGCTGTGTCATTAATTGTGTTAGTTTCATATTTAATTTTTACTGCCCTGCCTCTCCCTCTTACATTAATTTTCTGTGTTGTGCTAGAGATAGTTCCTGAAGTAGAAACACTATTAGTGGATTGTGGATATTGATTTAAAGTTAAGGTAGCTGTTAAGGTGTTTGATAAATTATCAAAGTCAGGAACTAATTTACTAACTGACATTAACTCGTCCCCATCTCCTATTTCTACTGAACCTGTAGTTAAGAAAGCTGTAATTGCTGCACCATTAGCTTGATTATTACCTGTCTCATGTTCATAAACATACGAAGCTCCTGCGGTCAAACCTAATATAGTAGATACATTTGCTGTTACACTTGTGCTATATTCTGTGGCTATTGGTAATTCATATACATAAGCACCAAGCCAAGTTGTTCTATCTAAAGTTAATGTATACCAAGTATTTTCTAAATAATTGTAAACAACGCCTCTATCTATTTGTGTAGCATTTGCTGAAGGGTAGTACCAAATAATTTCGTTAAACGCTGTGTTTAACCCAACGGCAATATCATTTCTGTTTGTATAACTAAGATCATCAAATACATAATCTTGCACAGAACAAGGCATTTTTTTAACAACACCATCATACAAATAAAAGGAATCATCCGACATCCAATACGCTTTTCCATTTACTTCTATTGCCGCATGCTGTGCTATTAATCCACAGTTAGCACCAAGTTGTCTCATTCCAAAAGTAAATGGAGTGCCAACAAATTGAATACCTTGTAAAGATGTATCGGTCCAAACAAGTATCTGACCCGCAGATTTTACAGCACCTATTATTCTAGAACCATCAGAAATACGAAGGGAACCTGCTTCATTAGTAGCTACAGGAGTATAATCAGTAGCATTTTCTCTATCAGAAAATCTAAAAAACAAATCATCTTGAGTTCCAGTATTTCCAATTGTTGTTTCTGTTCCAAAAATTAATAAGTGTCTAGTATCTGTAGAAACCAAACTAAATCTAGAAGCTGTTGGTGCATTGGATAAAGCTGTTGCTCTAGTTCCTAATCCACTTGATGTGTCCCAAATAAAAGTACCACCATTTAAAGCAGTAGCAATTAAATCTTCTCCAAAATTATCTAAAGACCATTGACGTGCTGACAATACAAGACTTGAACTTGATCTAGGAGTGTTCCAAGTGCTTAAATTCCATGTTAGAGTTCCCCAACCATATCCAAAAGTAGAAGTAGCAGGTCCTGTAGTTATTTGATAATTAGCATTTCCTGTTCCTCCACCTCCTGAAGTTGATCCAGAAGCTGTGCTAGTATGAGTAACTTTATATGTACTAGCATCTACATACGTTGTAATTTCAAACTCTTGATTCATATCTAAACCATCAATAGCTGAAAAAGAATCAAAGGTTACAAAATCACCTTCAGCAGCGCCATGAGCTGCATCTGTAACAGTTACTGTAGTAGTGCCATTTGTTGTAAAAGGATTTGTTAAAGAAGCTGTTTCTCTAATAGGAGTAATATCAGTAAAACCACCACCTGTAAAAAGATATAATTTTCTATCTGTTCCTAAAGCTAAATATTTGGTTCCATCTAAACCTAGCCAAGAATGTGTATCACGGACTACGCCCACAATAGTTTTATTAGGGCTAGGTAAATATCCCCAGCCACCCCATCTCTCAGGTTTTCCGTAGTGAAAACGTACAAAATCAGAGTCAACATATTTACGTTGGTCTCCTGCTGAATAAGCAGTATCTTGTTTATCTATACCAGGTTGGAACTTTAAATCAGTCAATTTCATGTTGGAGTATACTAAATTATTTATTGTTTTGTGGCAAGAATTGAGTGGCTACATTACCTTTGAAAGGGTAATTACCAAAGTGAGTCATACCGCTAAGAATATCCGCATATATTTTACCACCTATTTTCTGCCATAAACGGCAAAAAGAATAATCTTCAGATAAATATCTTTTAGTTTCTGGTTCCACCATAGTATCAAAAAATGCGTAGTTCCAATCAGATGTATCATGATAATTAAATTCTGTATCATGTGGTTGATTTAAATGTTGGTCAGATTTAAATTTTAAATCAGGATAGGCCTTAGCCATTTTCTCAAACACTTGTCTTTTTATTAACATAAAACCTGTTGCACCGTCTAATACTTCAATAAATCCTTTTTCAACTTTAACATTATTAGGATCTTTAACATTTAAATTATATTGCAAAGAAGCTGCGTGCAATTCATCTTCTTTTATATTAGGGTTTTCAATCACTCTTCTTTTAACTTTTGTCCAATCAATTAGTTTACGAGGATAAACACCTGTTATTACATCTTTATCTAAATCTAACATGCGAAAAACTGATTCAGGATTAAAAGCAATATCAGCATCAATAAATAAAAGATGAGTATATTTTTTTTCATCCATAAATAATTGAACTAAAGTATTACGAGCTCGTGTTATTAATGATTCATTACCGATTGTACCAATTTGTATTTCTATTTTTTTTTGAGCGGCTAAAGCAATAAGTTGCAAACAACTTTTAAAATAATCTGCTGTAAGCATACCTCCGTAACAAGGGGTACCTATGAAGATCTTATGTGACATCTTTATAAAATATGTTTAATGTAAATCTATTAGAGCTATCACCGAAAGATTGTAAATCTGATTTTGTATTTTTATTATGGTGCATGAATATTAAAAGCTAAAGAAATTCGTTTTTTATCTGAGTCAATAACTCTATGAAAAACATTGCCCTCAAAAAATAATAAATCTCCTTTTTTAGGAGTAATTAATGTTTTACTACTACTAGGAAAAGTAGCAAATTCTATGTCTGAGTTTTGTTCGGATATGTATAAAACTCCTGCAACAAAAGCAGGACTATGTTCATGAAATTCTTGATACCCCCATTTATCAATTATGTTTATCCAAGATTCATTTATTAAAAACGGAATGCTTCTTTTTTGAACTGCCTCAAAATAAATAGCTAATTGTTCGTGTATGGCTTCTCTAACATTTTTAAACTCAATAACATCATGTAATATATTATGACATAAATTATGAGATGTTGCAGAATTACAATTCCATTTTCTACTTTTAAATTTGTCCCCGTGTTCTTTTACATATTGATTAATTATATTTAATAATTCAATGTTAACACTTGTCTTTATAACACTTAATTTTTTAAGAATTATTTCTTGCATAACTTACCTCTAAATATTCTATTTTTGTTATCCATCCTTTAGGTATGGCAATAGCACCTCCTCCAGATACATCGTCTTTGTCTTTACTGTAAGATCTCATAATAACTATTCTTTCATCATTATTAGTAATCATCCAACCTACTTCTTGGCACACGGCCAACGGTGCATTAATAATTTCTTTTATGTCAAGCCACCCGGTTTCTGTATCACGGGCATCGAGCCACGTCACACGGACCATTGGAACTTTATCAATGTCAATCATTAATAGGTTCTTTTTTCTTTAAATGTAAATTAAAAGACACCGATCTTCTTTCTTCGTTTTGTGTTCTAAATGGATAAACACCATGTGATAACCAAGAAGGAAAAAGATAAATTGCTCCAACTTCAGGGGTTGCTTGATGTTTGTGTCCGCTAAAAGTTGCAGCTTGACCACAATGCCAAATTATATCTCCTACACAAGGATAGTGATCTTCTTTTTTATATTCTTCTTTTAAACTAGGTGGTACCCGTAAATAAATTACACCTGATAATTCTCCTTGGTGTATATGAAAAGGATTAAAGTCTCCCGACCATTGGCTCACGGCCCACATAGATTCAATAACCATTGAACCTACAAATGCAGGTGATATGGTATCACTAGCTGGAGGTATAGATATATATTGTTTAACAATTTGACCTATAGCATCTATTAAAGGTTTGAATTCTTTACCCCCTAAATCTTCAGTAGGATAACGAACTTCTTGTTTGACATTACCCGCTAAATTCATTGAATGATCATATTCTTTTGATAATTTTTCATCATCAAACAACTCTGTTGCTCTATCATCAAGTATTTTAATTAACTGATCCGGTAGTTTTCCCTGTAATATTGTAGGACCAAAAGGTCTAATTGCGTGAAAATCTACTTTAGTTTTTTCCTTACTCATTTCTTTTTCTTTTTCTTTTGCCCATATTCTTGTAGTTTTTTTATATTTTCTTTTACAAATTCTATTTCATCTTTATTTAAAGGTCTTCCATATGGAGGTGCGGGAACTACAGGAGTGGGTGTTTTTTTAGTAGCCATCATTCTTTCCTTTCGGTTAGCTATAAATATCTATTGTCATATAGCAATAATTTGCCTATAAATATATAATTAAATTGGCATTTCTACAAGTTTAGCCTCCTTGCTT